TTTCAGTTGCATTGTTTAATAATGTAGGAGTGATATATCGATTTATTTCCCCTGCATCGCGGTCAGTTTTAATACTAAATGGATGTCCAGTGCTATCAATTTTAAAATAATAAGTATAACCTTTGTATAATGTAATAGTTGGGTTTTGTAAAGTAGTGTTTGCCGAAAATAGATAAGATTCAGAATTTATCGATACACTGTATGTACTAATAACATCGTATTGCAGTGCAGTACTAATAGTAACTGTGTCTGCGCCATTTGGCATCCAGTAATAATTTTGAAAATTAACAAACTTATCCCAATCAATGTGCGGATTCCAACTATAAAATTCTTCTTTATTTACGCGAGAATGATTTGATGCATTATCATTTCCGTTTTTATCAAATGACACGTTTGCGCCAAAAACTCGCAACTGGTTTATGTAATCTTGATAGTCTTTTAAAAATATATTGTTACCTAAGTCGTTCTCAATTACAAACCCAGGTTCTAATTGATAATTTTGACGTAATCTAGTAGGTGCATTTACAAACACATCATCTGACGTTGTTGCTTTTGAATTCATTCGACCAATGTAACCGCTAACTTTGTTAACAGAACCTGATTGTGTAAGTTGAGTTAATGTTGATTTAAAAAACTTTTTATTAGCATCTGTTTTATAAAATGCAGGTAACAAACTAGCAACATTTGCGCGATCGCTGTCGTTGATAGCGTTTGATCTAGGTATAAAATTGTTTTTGTTGTCAGCCATTAGATACTCCCATATGATGAACTTGTTATTAATTGTGTGTTTGAGGTGTTGTTATTTGCAATTACATTTGACGATTTAATATTACTTGAAGTTAACCCTGATACTACTTCAATATCAGTTACAGTTGCACTGCTTAACAAAATTTGGTTGCTTACCGCTTTTATTTCAAATAATCCTCCAAAATTAAGCTCTGAATGTTTTGGAACAATTACAAAATTAGAAATATACGGTGATGCTTGAGTACAAACATATGCTGATAACTCAGTAAAATAAAATGTATCACCAAAATCCCAATTATCTAATGCAAAAAATGTGTTTATTGCAACGATAACTTTTGACTTAATGTCGTTATCTGAAATAACTTGTCCTGGTGTTTTTGTAATTTTAAAAGTTGCTTGCACTTCTGGTGCAGCTGAAGACCCAAATAAGATTTTGTAACTAACTGGATGATATACAACTTCATCTGATATAGACTTAATTAAATTTAACGAAGGCGCAATTGTATTATAAAGTTCGTCTGAACCCGGCGGGAGCGGTTTAGTAGATATTGATCCGTTTATCCATTGGCGCATTTCAATGTCATAACCTTTTGTTAACACATATACATCGATAAAATTACTTGCACTTGGGTCAATTCTTGAATTGTAACTAGCATTATGGGTATATTGGAATTTGATTTTATCGCGACCATTATATACTTTGTAATCTAGTGACGGCTCTAATACTGACGCATCTGAGCATTTCAACACAATACCTGCATCTTTAACATAGTAATATTTCCCCGGTACAGGACTTATTTCAAATACATTATTACAAATTAATACAATTGCATTATTGTTATCTACATATCGATAATCTTCTTGACCTTGCGAAATTAAATATCGTTCTTGAACAACATAAGTGTCTGGAGAGACAACCTGTTCGAATAACTCCGGATCATCAACAACTCCGTTGTTATCAGAATCAGCAAACGTTATTACAATTTTTTTGTTATCTATATACCCGTCTAATCCATTATACTCTGAAACAATATCCCATTTAAGATCATTCTTAAATGACGCAAAATTATCATATGGTAATGTGTTAATGTTTAAAATATTAATCTTATCCTGTACTACTGAGCTAGACACGCTATTATACACAGTTTCACTGCTATCAAAATAAAATCGAATTTCTTTATCACTTTCAAAAATATAGCGAAGCTCTCGGTTTTCAATTGTATAATATTCGTTATCAGTAGTAAATGATATCATCCAACTAGAGTCTAAGTGTTTGTTTGTGTTATTTTTTTGTGAATTTAAATCAAACGTAGAAGTTAAGTTTAAATTTGATTCGTATACAATTATCCAAGATTGGGTAGCCGCATCATAAGATAATCCAAATGATTTATTTTCAAAAATTAAATCAATCATAGTAGTAATAACACTTGATTCTAAGCTAGTTCTCCATCTAGGTATTACTTGTATAATAACGGAACCTGCTGGTAATGCAACACTACTGGTTATTTGATTTCCTACAACTTTTACAATAGTTGCCCATAATGTATTAATACCATCAATAGATATCTTAATTAATGTACCAACTGTCATATATGCCAATTTATCAGCAGCAACATTAACGGTAGAAGTATCACCTGCAGTAGACCATAATTCATTCCATGATAAATTTGTTGCATACGCATAATTCATATAATAAAAATTACGTATCCCTGCTTTTTTAAGAATAGTGCTTAATGTATTATATATTATACCTTGTATATCAGTTTTATTAGTATACGAAAACTTAACAGACGATTTAAACACATCTTTATATATTACACCGTCTGTAGCAAATAAATTAGTTGAACTAAACTTTCCAGTTGGATCAACTAAATCAAAATATCTACTAATTCCACTTGATGCACGGTTTATTGCTTTAACTTTTAATACTTGTTGGCTAGCACTTAACGGGCAAATGTTATAATCTTCACCTGTAATCATTCTGTTTTGTGTATAAAACGTAGCTGGCGCATTTGCTTTAATACTTGCATTAGATTCAGTTGATTCTGCATTTGAAACCGACGATGCAAGAGACATGTTTAACGTTAATGTTTCCGATTTTCCGGTATTAGAAAGATACGGCACCGATAACGACACATTTCTAATGTCGCGAGGATGAATAGTGTACGAAACACCATTGCTAGTTCTATAATAAACTTTAAATGTTCCTAACGGTTTGTTTCCAAACGTGCCATCACTAAACGACAAGCTTACTGCATCATTTGCACGAGTTATAACACTAAAAATATTCTTAATACTTTTGTTAACACTATTGTAAATTATGTTATTACCTTCAACACTAGGAACTTTAGTCCACAAATTTTCATCTAATTCAGCACCGTTTTTATCTAACTGATATAACCATACATCAGTTTCATTTATATTAGTTGTGCCAACGTCGATAATTTCATTGCTTCTTGGTTGATCAACTGTAAATTGACTAGATGCTAATGTACCCTGTGTAAAGTTTAAAAAGAACCCTGATCCTGCACTGCCGTATCCTCTTCCATCATTCCTAAAAATACAAGAAAGCTGATTGTTGTCTTTTGGAGTTTCTTCGTAAATAAAATCCTTACCAGAGAATGTAGTACTAGTTACTTCAAACGTCATCATTTTACCAGCTACTGTTTTAGTAAACGAGTAAACAGGCACGCCTGTTGAATTTGAACTTAATCTATATCGTTCAGTTGGAATTCCGTAAATTGTAGCTTTATCTGATGGGTTGCCAAATTGTTGTGTAGGCTGCATTGCTGCATTCATAATTTTAATAAATTGGTCATACCAACTATCATTAGATGAATCGTTCCACGACACTACTTGTCCTGATAAGTTTCGACCATTACCATCAAGAATGTTTTCTGAAGTTTGTACTGAAGTTACTTTCATTAATCCTGATGCAGCAGTTGTGCGTTTGGCGTTGTAACTAATCAATCTTGATAATCGCAAAACACTTTCTCTGCGTTCTGCTAATTCTAAGAAATTCTCCCTAGCGTTTAAATCTACTCGAAATGCTACACTTTGTCCTAAGAATGCAATTACATCAAGTAATGCTAAGTATTCCGAACTTTCAATATAATCATTAAAGTCTTCTGGATAATTTTGGCGAATATAATCAACCATTACACGACGTAAATTTTCAAAATCGTAACTTTGAAAATCTGCGTTTCTAAAAGATTGATAAATTTTCTTCCAATCTTCCGTTACTAGTAATCTATTTTGTCTGTCAGTTGCACTCATGTTGTTGTCCTAATAAAGGTATTTATTGAAAATTTTAACCGCGCAGTTTATTACGCTATTAAGCCATTTGTTTGGTCAAATCGCAGACTAATTTGTTCTGTAAGGTTATATGGAGTGTATGTTAGAGAGAACACAATAGATATACCGCTTTCATATGTTGAGATATTTGTATCTGATACTTGTACTCTAGGATCATAGTTAATAATTGCTTCTACATCCTGTTTAATCATCCCTTTAATATCTTCAGTTAATGGCTCAAATAGCAAGTCCCATATAATAGTACCAAATCGAGGAAGCATTACTCGCTCACCTTGGCGTACATGAAAATGATTTAAAATATCCTGCTTAATAAGTTCAAAATCATACAAACTGAAATGCTCAGTTTTATTACTTACAGTACTAAATCCTTTATAAGTTTTTGGTTTAACTATGTCATTCTGTTTTTTTAAAACTGCAGGAATTTTTATTCTTGTATATAAGTCTGTCATTGGTCTTTTTCCGGTGGTTTAATTTTTTCAAACGTGTCTGTATCTATTGTGTATTTGGTCCATGCTTCTGGTGGTGTTTTCATTTCTTCATTAGTACCTTCAGTCCTGCCTTTACCATCTCGATTAGTTACCGGTGATTTAAACTTTTCTGGATCTAAATTTTCATGCTGCGGATATGGTTCATGTGTCGGTACACGCATCATTATTGAATTTAGTGTTTTATCTTTTACGTCAGTCGGTAATACATGTATCTTTAATGGTTTTGCTGCTACTGACGTTGCTTTTCCTGAATTTAAATGTATCTGACCGCCATCTATAGCAGTATTCGCTGCCTTAACACCAAAATCGCCAGTAATTGCATAATCAAACTTTCCACCAATAGTAATGTTGCCATCTTTAGTTGCTTTGATTGTAAAATTTTCACCAGTTTCAATATGCATTTCTTTTAATGCTTTAAAATTTATGTTACTATCTGCTTGAAAATTTATATCTCGACCGGCATGGAAATTAAAATCAGTTTCTGTATGAAAACTAATACTATCCTTAGCATACACATCAATCTTTCCGTTAGCTGTCATTTCAATCCAAGAATTACCACTACCGTGTGAGATGTAAATTAAATCTTCACTGTTATGTAACAGTATTTGATGTCCAGTGCGTGTTCTAATACGGATTAACTCATTATGCGGGGTACTATAATCTTTTGCTGATTCGCCTTGTTCAATTGCAATATATTTAGGCGCGGCATCTTTTGCAGGTTTTTCCCTAACATACTTGTCGTCACCATCATCCATTACAAATGTAGATCCGCCATGTCTTGTTACATAAGCGTTTTTTATAGGATGATCTTGTTTACCAATCGTACCTTGCTTTCCACTTTTGTTAAGGGGTCCAGGAGTTGAAATACCAAATACCATACTTGGTGTTTCACGGCGTGAGCTGCTAGTTGTAATACCACGGATGTCATCTTTAATTAAGCCACCGCCCTCTGTGCCTTGTTCTAAGACTGTTGCAAATGGATGTTTTGGTTTTTTAAATTTAGTAGAATCAGTTCCTGTATTCTTACTAGTCTTATTATATTCAGTAACCGGCAATCTAGATTTGTCATCAGCTGTATTAAATTTTGTAGCTGCTATGCCTGGAACCATAAAATTCATATGATCATCTTGTACGCAACCAATCCAATATGCACGTTTTACATCACCATTTATAAAAAATACAATAACGGTTGACCCAGGATCAGGTGGAACCATCCACATACCGTAACTTTGTCTTTCATCTTCTTCAGGATTATTGCTTTTTGGAGTAATCCCGTAAAACGGTGACATATATTTTGCCGGAATTACTTGCCCTGCTACTGGTTCGCTACCTGATATTCTTAGAATTTCAACCTCTATGCCGCCCATATAAATTGCGTCTAGATGTCCAACTACTTTTGCCAAAAACGGACCAGGTGTGGCATTAGGCTGCCCAATCGGCGATGACATTTCATTTCTTGTACCCATATTATTCCTAACTAAAAAACTCTTTAACGTCTTTTACAATATTACCCAAACTAAATGGTTTATTTTTTGAGTCTTCTTGTGTTGATTCTTGCAATGACGCTCTACGACATTTTAATGTCTGTTCAAACATTCCCATTCGAAACGAACTTGTTACGTTTGTAGGCGTATATAATCCACTAAATTGCATTAACGGTGTTGATGCAACTTCTCCATTAAACTGATACATACCGGTTGTTTGATCAATCTCAATTGGAGTTCTAAAATTAACTACTATATGTACTTCGCCAGACTGATGATTAATTGTGCCATCTAAATTTAAATTTGGATATTGTGTAGGTTTTGATGTATAATTACCAAATCCGCTATGATGTAAAAATGCAGGGTCGCCAACAATTCTCATATCAAGGTTAACCATATCATTACCAGAAATTAATGCATCGTGAAATAGTTTAGCAGCTCGAGTTTTTGGTGAGTCTGACCCCCCGCCGCCGAACCCATCAGTGATTGATATAGTAGCAGTATAAGAATTACGTTGCGGAGTTGATCCTTTTTCAGGGGTTTTTCCAAAAAACGATATTATATCATTAACAACACCGCCCGATTCTGAACTAGTTTTATCTGAAGTCTTTACATCCTGAGATGATTTTGAATAATCTGCTGCTAGTAGTTGAGTGTAGGTGTTTTTTATTCCTATATCAAACGACAACACATCAATGTTTTTACCAGTATACAAATAGTTGTACTCTTTTACTGCGCCAAGTAACAACTTATCATATCCTTGTGGTTTTTGATTAATTACAGTTAATCCCGAACTAGCATGTACATTATAAGGAACTACACGATATACAATTATTTTTGGTTTTACCCCAGTTGATGTATCATTTTCATGTGTTGAAACATTATACACCTGAATATCAATCTTCCACCATTTTTTATAACCCGATGGTGACGTGTTGTCTTCTTCAAGAGAACTAGCCGGATACTCACTTTGTAAAATTACTTGATCAATTGCATTAGGAATGCTAGAATCTTGTCTAAATTTAAAATCACTTTCGGCTGGGTTTGGTTCAGTTTTTCCTCGAACATTTACTTTTAGTTTCTCATCATACACAGTATCTTCAGTGCCGTATGGTGCATCAGCTGCGCGGTCTGGTCCAAACCCTAACTTTGATTTTCCAATGTTGTTGCATTCATCAGCTTTTTGAACATGATATTTAACATCCGGAACACTACTATCTTTTCCTTTTACACTTACTTCAGTTACTCCTAATTTTTTATATAGATCTTCTTTTGACCCAGACGTTGCACTTCCTGAATCTCCAGAATCATCTTTTTTATTAGATGCAATCGATGTTGGGAATATGATTAAAATCTCATCCGGTACTGCAATAATTCCATCTTTCTTAAATTGTTGAAGCCTTGCATTCCACACTGATTGCAAACTTTTATCACCAGTTTGTAATACTTCTTGAACAGTTGTTCCCTTAACTGTCATGTCGGTTTTTAAATGTGAATGTTCTGCACTTAGACCTTGCGAATTCCAAACCAACCCTTTGATTTGATATGTACTACCAGTTTCATTAACTGCCATTTCAATTTGAGTAAAAGTAAACGGAATGTATCGTGTAGAGTTTGGAATAGGCTGCATTGTACCTAACTCATCATTACCTCGAAATTCAATTGTTAATAAGAACGGTGCTGCATTCCAGTTATGATGATCGGCTTCCCAAGCAGCTTGTTGACATGCCATGGTAAACAGTCCCATACTGTACGGTTCTTTTACTGTAAACGCGATATTCGTAGATGAGATGTTGTTTCCTTGCAAATAACCAATTATACCTTCAACTGTTAGTTCGTCAACAAAGAAATCAAACTTACCGTAATCTGTATGAACTCGATTATTAGGATCAGCATTTGCTGACTTACAAATAATTTGTAAAGGTTTTCCTTTTCGTTTACCTGGCTGTAACGTTACTCCTTTAAGATATGAATTATCTGGGAAATTAACATCATTATCATGCAATGCGCTAATAGTGATGATATAATCATACGTTGCATAATCATGCAATACATTTGGAATTGGCAACTCAATCTCTGGAATAGAATCAAAGTCTAACC